AGGTGTAGACGTTAACACTCCTGGTATTAACAGTATGTGGTCTGACCTAAAGGATATGTTATCTGGAATCTCTGAGAAAGTTTCAAGCTATGTTAGCGACGACAATTATAAACCAAGATCATTTAATAATGTGAAATTGTGTGTCGAAATCTTGCTGCTAATTTTTAAAGCTTGGTCGTCAAACTTTTCCCCAAGTGTTATTCTCGCTGATATCACGGTGCTATTTATGCATCATGGTTTCAGTCTTGGAAAACAAGTTTACGAAACTTTCAAAGAAAGATTGACTCCTTGTCTCAGTGCTCTCTGTGCTGTATTCCAAAAGGGTGGAAATTATATCAAGAAACTCTTTGGTAAGGCAAAACAAGAGCCAATACCAGAACCTGAGCAATCAGCTACCTTTGAAGCTAGTATTGAGGAGATAATTACTCCAGTGCTTGAAGAACGTGAGGAAAAGCAATATGCTGATTCTATGTATGAAAAGTTCAAACAATACGTTCCCGAAGATTCTCAATCTTTGATAGAGAATATAGTTCAAGCACTGACCCTGATTTTTGGCGTAACTCTTCTTGCTGTAGTGCCAGGAAAGAATGATTTCCTTGGTATTTCAAAGAAAGTGGTTGCTCTTGCATCGCTTTGGAAGAATGGTGGAACACTGTTAGAACTTTTCAAAACAGTTTACACTTGCATTTCAGATTGGTGCGTTCAAAAGCTTTTGGGCATTGATATGTCTGCAAAGCGAATTGGAGCAATTGTGGAAGGAGCAGAAGAGATTATAGTCGAGATAAAGGACCTTCTCATCTATCCTGACATCAAAGAACAAGTCAGAATCGACCCAGATTTATCTGAACGCGTAACTAGCGCATACATGAGATCCATGACATTGTACTCAACTCTATTGCGAAGAACTGGCGTTCCTGCAAGTATTGGTGTACTCCTAAGAGACCTTATAGGCAAATTGGAGCCCATTTACGCTAATATAGATTTGAGTGGCAAGTTTAACAAAGCAAACAGGATTGAACCCTTGGTTGTTAAGTTTTTTGGAACTTCAGGTGTAGGTAAATCTGCCCTTACATACCCATTAGTAGTCGATGTGTTGAGCAGAGCTCTAGAGGGTATGAAGGGGGATGTGAGAGATCAAATATATAATAGAAATGTTGCCCAGGAATTTTGGGATGGATACACTGGACAGTTTGCTGTAGTCTATGATGATTTCGGCCAATTGCGTGATAGTGAATCCAAGCCAAATTTGGAATTCATGGAAATTATTCGTATGCAAAATCTTGCAACATTTGATCTTCATATGGCTCATTTGGAAAATAAGGGAAAATCAACTTTTAGTTCAAAATTGGTAGTTTGTTCTTCCAATGCCCTTATGCACAACATCAAATCGCTTATTGAGCCTAGTGCTGTTAACAGGCGCTTCGACTATGTAATAGGAGTTGAGCCTGCAGAGCAGTTTGCAAAGGAGGTGAAAACAAATGCTGGGACGAAACAAATGAGGATGGATGCTGACAAAGTGAGAGAGCATGTCAACCAAGAAATCGCTGCTGGATTAAGAAAACCTTGTGAACTTGTGTGTCTCGAGGCTTATGTCTTTAAACGCTATAATCCTGATACTGGTCACCCTGTTGATTGGATTGTTGAAAAGAACAATAAGCGATACACTACTCCAACCATCAATTATGATCAATTAAGAACTGTCTTGGTCAATGGTTTGAAGGAAAAAGAACGCAAGTGTGGAGCTCTTCGTGAGCAACTTAAAGTGATAGCAGAACGAAGTGTGAAGGTTGAAGAAGTGAAGACTGGAATGTCTGATGATAAGATTGAAATCGAGGAAGCCGTTGTATCAACTGATGAGAAGGTTTTCCAGTCTTATGTGGCCCAAAAGAAGGGACATGCTCTGAATCCTGCCCAACTAGAAGAACATGTAGTGACTGTATCACGCGGTGACACGAAAGCATTTTATTGCTATCCTTATAGCCGTAGGTTAGCGCAAGAGATTTATCTAACATATCAAGCTACTAAAGCTGATGGGACTTGTGACGCTCTAGGAAATTACAAATATCACCTGACGCCATTAAGCGCAGATTCTCCTAACCCTATCATTCACAACATCGAGTGTGGCGAATGTTTCGTTACTCCAGATGTAGGAGACAATGTGTCTTTTACTACTGCGAAAGGAACTATGCAAGCCGGAGAAGAAGAAAAACCTCGAAGTGCTGAAGATATGCAACAAGCTAGAAAGAACGACGGATGGGTTGTCCCATTCCTTGGAAAGAATAAGACCAAAGAGAGATCAGAAAAGCTTGATGCAATTAGGAAACGCATTAATGACATGCGAGAGGCAAGGAAAAATGATGGATGGGTAGTGCCAGCTCCACCCATGAAAGGTAAGGAAAAAGAGGACTTGGATGAAGAAGCGAGAGAAGAGCAATTGTTGATAGTGGATGAAGAATTGGCTAAATATTTAATTAAAACCGATTTTCGTAAGCCATTAGAACATCATGAATCTCCTACTTTGTGGACCCAAGGAACTATAGTAAAGTCTAAGTTATCTCCAACATTGAATTTTGCAAAGTGTTTTGAGCAAGTATTGTTTAGATCAACTCGAGATGAATGGTTTAGAGGGAGAACTCAGCAGTTCATCAGAGAACTTGTTTTCTGTGATGGATACTTGAGACAAACCACGTTCAATTCTCTTGCTGGTCCAAATGAAAAGAAAGAAGCTATCAATGCCATTGCCAACACATTCTTTTGTTACGGCACTCAAACTGATGCCCAATATCGTATGATAATTCCTGGTTTAACTGGATTGGGTGCTATTGATTACGCTGTGCTAAATTCTCTTGGAACATACTTAGAACTTTTAAAATTCCAAAATTCTTATGATGGAAATGAGCAATCTCCTGCTGAAGACTATGAAGAACTCAAGCACGAAGCCTTGGAATCACTCGCCGCTGTATTGCGAGATTTCGACATTCCATTACTGATTCTTGATAGTACTCTTGTCATTAAGCCTCCAGATTATTTCACAATTCCATTTATCAAGTACTTAGTTTATAAAGAACAAGCTACTAAATTCAAAG